ATCTCTCATGTTATCCAATCAGGTTTTCTCTCTGGTTTTCTAAGATAGTTGTCCTTGACCCATGGCTTAGCATTGATATATCTTTTGTACTTGGTAAAGGTATCAATACTATTATCATACTTAAACTCATCAAACCCTGCAAATACAAATGATACTGGGGCTGGGCAAGATGGAAACGTCATATCAGCATACTCAATAGTATATTGACAAGTATGAACTTTGTTATATCTGTATGTGTACTCTGAACATAGAGCAAGACCATGTTCTATTAACCAATAGAAGTTAGTCTGAGCCCATATAGTACAGGGATGATTACGAAATGCACCTCTCTCTGTTTTGTAGAAACCACCACCCTTCTTTGGTAGTTTACCAAAGTCCTGACCCCACTCTTTAGACGCAACAATAGAAAGCATTTGACAAGTTTCTAAGGGCATCTTGACGATATGCTTATCAGGTAGCACCTGTGCAGATTTATATGGGGATGGGTCAGTTACAAAAATATTCATCTATTTAACCATACGTAACCACATTATAATGTTTTCTTACTGGTTTAGCAAGTGGTTTCTCTTTTGCCTTTAGGTATATTTTTAATATTAATTCACTACTCATTTATTATCCCAATCATTAAGTATCCATGAACTACTGTTCTTCTTGTTAAGACCACCAACAGCCCATCGGAAGATCACGTTAGGATTATCTTTGAACTTCTCATACTCTGGTACATTCTCATTGTGTCTATCTCCACCATTTGCAAAGATAACCTTATCATATATTTCTAATAGTTGTTCAATAGCACGATTACTGGTTCCATCACTATCATCATACTCAATCACAACATCAATCATTTTCAATTCTCTGACGATTGTTATTCTCTCCTCTAAGGGCATGAATGGTTTACCTTTCTTGTTTGCTAACCATTGATCGGAATTGAGCCCGACAGCGAGTGGACTCAATGGTGCGATTGCTTTTGCTGATTTAAAATAGGCAATATGTCCACTATGTAATGGATCAAAACCACCTGTAACTAATACTATTGATGAAGTCATTTTCTTACTGTTGAAATAGCAGGCTCTCCTTTGTTGAATATTGTATCAACAACATTCTGTACCTTACGTGCAGTAGAGATACCTACATTTGAATAAACTGGTACGCATACAAGACCAAACACTTTGTCTGCATCGCCCTTACGAATCACACGGCCAATTGTTTGAGAGATACCTATGTAATCCATAGATCTCATGAACAAGACCGCTTCAAGACCATTTACGTTGATACCTTCTGATAATATGCTATGATGTAACACAACAAATTTCTTCTCAGGATCTCTTCCCCACTCATTAAGAGTATCAAAGAAAGTCTCTCTATCGACCTTCTCTCCGTCTATTATAGCACCTGTTTTAGATGTTATGGTCATCCATGAGAAATTACCCCATGCAAGTTGCTGAGTGAATGGTGTATGATAGAGTAGATTAATGATTTGTTTAGTTGACTTTGCACATATCAATACCTTATCTTTTTTAAGATTATCAATAGCACCTATCATTTGCTCACAATCACGATCAGCAACCAACTCATCTTTCGCCAAGATTCTAGACTGGTATATCTCAACCTTTGGTGGTAGTATGTAACCCTCTCTGACTAACTTTGGAGCAGGTACATTGCAGATTACCTCTCCATATACCTTAGAGTCATTCATACCAGCCCTAGCAGGTGTGAGACTATGCTTAGGGGTTGCAGTAAAGAAGTAGGCACGTGTGAATATACTTGTTGCGAGTTCTTGTGTAGGCACGAAGAAGTTTCTCTGTGTACTATTGTGTGCTTCATCAAAATATACTGTATCAATCGTGATCTGACTTTCAACTATTCTATGTAAAGAATGATATGTTGTGAATATTAACTGATTTCTACCATTGTTAGCATTATGGAAGTTGAACTCACGGATCTCATCTACCTTAGTAGTGCTGAAATGATGTGTCTCTCCACTATGCACGTGCATCACATCCACTTCGGGATCTGTGATGAACTCTAGGAACTCTGCACTTAACTGATTTGCTAGTAGGATACGAGGTGCAACGACCACTATGGTATGTTGAGGGAACTTTGAGAACTCTCTCATTGCATCATGTATCATACAGATAGTCTTACCACCACCTGTAGGTACAATGATTTGTCCCTTATCATGCTTCTCCATTGAATCGAGGGCATCCTGTTGGTGTGGTCTTAATTGCATCAAATTCTCATAACGTACACTTATTATAACACAAAAAAACCCTCTAGTCGAGGGTATGTGACGCTTTTTTAACTGGTTTCCCCGTTATGACGTTAGAGCTTCCCGTACAAACCATACAAAGGTATGTATAAATTTCTCAATTTTCAGTTTCCATAAGTCTCATCCAGTTTATTGCTTGATGCTTATGTGGATTATTGTTTGCCCATATAAAAAATGTGAGGGTCATGCGGCCGCTCTCCTTATCATTACTGTCTCCGAATAAGTCTTCGGGTGCGTGGTAATAATGAGAGGGATATGCAAGTAATCTATTGAATACATTATCAACTGTTATGATTTCATTTTCTGTACCATTTATCAGACAGGTTCCACTTTTCTTAGGTGGGTCTTCATTTAGATATACAATCCCTGCATAGTCACTTGAATCCACGTGCCATTTCGCATTAGGGAAATCACAATATCCCTTAGTGTCCTCGTAGGCAATATGGAAGTATGGTGTACATACAAAATCCTTCTCATCTATTCGATATGCTCTGGTCATTACATCCCATATACCCTCATTGATTGGCTGAGGGGCTGGAGTTCTCCATCCTTTCCATCCAACTTCCCCTTTATGTTCTTCTGAGTGTCTATAATCATTATAACTGAGTGCTAATTCACGGATTAGCTCGGGGTGAGAGAAAAAGTTATCACCTATAAGTATATCTTGCATAATTAATTTTTCTTTTTTAATCCTGGAAAATCTCTTTTCTCCTTATCTATACAACTCATAAAACTCGTAATAGCGTATCTACCGAACCCATCATAATAATCTGAATCTTTGATAGATACTTTTCTTACTCCATGTTTTACCCAGCCAGGAAATATTATAGTCATATTATTCTCGCACGTCAAGGCATCACCAATATAGTCAGGAAAATACAATTCACCACCTGTGAATTGCTTAGGTTCTTTATAGAAATAACTAAATGCTAAAAACTGAATTGACTTATCTTTATGAGCTTCATATCCTTCACCATCATGATAATATCGTACCTTAGTAGAATCATTATTAACCTCAGGTGCAATACTACAACAACCATGACATTGAGCAAGTACCTCCAATACTCCAGAGGTAAATATCTTTCTATTAACTGTTAATATATTTGATAGATTTCTATATGCGTCTGGATATACGTCATCTAACATTAAAGCCTTAGAATCAGTCTTACCCACTATCCCACCAAACTTATCAGCAGTTACTAATTTTCCTGGCTTTGTGTAGAAATCTAGTTCTTCCCATATCAACTTTAGTTCTTCATCATCATAGAAATCATGAAGAACTATATGTGGGAAAGGATCGGTAAAGGCATCGCAGTGTAGGTTTTGCATTACTAGATAGATATGATATAATTAATAGTATGAGAAATATTTTTAAGGAATCCAAATATCACTTAGAAGTAGAAACTGGATGGACTTACTGGTATCATCTTAAACACTCTATACATAATTCTCGTAGGTTAATTGCAATCTCATTTAAGAGTATTGTTCATGGATTACTACCATTTCTATGGAAAGCAGATGCTCCCAAAGATGTAATCCGATTATACCATGAAATTATGAGAATAGAACATATAAGGAAAATGGATCAACTACGTGAACTCCCAAGAAATGAACGATACACAGGCAACACTCCTAACTCTACTGAATAGTTATGGCGATATTGTCGAACTTGACTGGGATTTTGATGTCGATAATATTATAACACAACTATCTAGTAACAACAACTGGGTCACAGGGCCAAGTGTCTCTGCTCCTATGGGATTGTCTTTGACTGGATCAGATACTCTTGATCTTAGAGTAAAAGATAGGAAAGAGGGAGAATATAATAATAATTTAAAGTCATGTCCATCCCTAGTAGAATTTTTTGATAAGTGGAATAGTCTAGCAAAATGTCATGCAGTTAAAATGGATGCAGGTACTTTCTTTAGACCACACAGGGATGCTTATAAAACAACACAACAAATGAGAATCTTTATACCATTAAATAAGACTGAATTACATGAGTGGGCCTTCATATATGATAAACAACTAGCACCATTTAAAGCAGGGAGACCATATCTTTTAAATACAAAGAAACAACATGGATCATTTGCCTTTGTGAATGATATATACCATATACTCATGGGTGTGTACATCAATCCTAATAACTTTAGGGTTGTAACTGATCTATTACCAAACTGTAGGACTCATTAATGAAAATTTGTATTATAGGTGGTGGAACTTCTGGTTGGTGGTGTGCAGCATATATGCAGAAATTCCTTGATGCTGAGATAACATTAATTGAAAGTAAAGAAATACCTACAAGTGGTGTTGGGGAATCTTCTCTTCCACAAATAGGAGCCTTCTTTGAAGAACTAGGTATTCCAGAGGAAGAGTGGATGAATGGATGCAATGCTGTCCATAAGTATGGAAATATGAAGTATGAGTGGGATGGTGTTGGTAAAGATCCATTTCTCATGACGTTCTGGCAAGATGATCCTAAAGGTCGTTTTGATAAATGGTATCAAGAATATAAGTCAGGTGTTAAAGATAAGAATAGTCATACAGAATTATATGATAGAGATGGTTGGAGATCAGTTGCATATCATTTAGATGCAAACCTAGCCAATTCTGTTGTTAAAGACTATTGTAAAGACGTAAATCATATTATTGATACATTAGATGAATTACCTGAGGGGTATGACCTCTATGTTGATGCTAGTGGTTTTGCTAGAAAGTTTACGACTGATAAGACTGAGGTGATATGGGATCACCATTTAGTTAATAGTGCATGGGTATGTCCATTTGAATTAGAGGGAGAAATCAATCCATATACACAAACAATAGCAAGAGAATGTGGATGGCAATTTATAATTGATCTACAAAATCGTACTGGATCAGGTTATGTTTATTCTGATAAGTATATCTCGGATGTTCAAGCTCTTGAACAATTTAAAGGATGGACTGAGAGTAGAAAGAACTATAATAATATAGTACCTAGATTAATTAAATGGAGACCTAACGTATTAAAAAACTCATGGAAAGACAATGTAGTTACTATAGGATTAGGTCAAGGATTTGTTGATCCATTAGAAGCAAATGGATTGTATATGGTGGTTTATAGTATTACTTTATTAGTTAAATGTATATTGAAAGGATCAAAACCAGAAGCATATAACAAAGCAATGTTAAAGGTACAAAAACAAAATTCAGATTACTTATTACATCACTATATGTTGAGTGATAGGAAAGATACACCTTTCTGGGAGTACTATAATAAGTTTGATATGGATGAATCTTTATGGAAGAACTATAAGAAATATCCAAACAAATATAATAACTTATATCCTGATGCTCTATGGGCTCAACTAGGAATATACTTTGAGAAGTTTAAACACTACACTCCGTAAATAATCCTAAAGCACCATCATTCAAATTAATCTCGTAGGTTCTATCAGGAGATAGATCAGCATAATCAAATCTTTCTAGTTGTTTCCCATCTACAATAGGGTTACCATCAAAACAAATTAAATGTGATTCTTTTGATACCTGTAGTGTTGGTTCTTTTATTAATTTACCATTCCATACTTCATTCCTGTTTATAGCATTAAATCCAATCATATAAAAATCATCATAAGTTTCCATCATTACTGGTTGATCTAGTAGATGTTGCATAGAAAAGAACTCTTTACTCTTTACCTCAAAATATTCTTCCTTAAATGGTACTCCAATCCTTGCACTACCATGTACCACATAATGATATGTACCAAAACTATCAGGTGCTTGCTCTACACCAATCCATTTAGGATCAGCCTTCAATGCACATACTGAGAACTTATCTAACTTCTTAAAAAAATGTTTGTATCTAGGTATAGTCATAATTCAATCTTCCTCATCTTAATTGGTTCTCTACTTTGTTTATAAGTCTCGCATGAGATAACTTTACCTATTAAGTCTTCTATATTAAATTTACCTTTAGGAGTTTCTGGTATATTCTCAAACAATAACTCTTCAGAATCTTCATGTTTTTCAATCCATTTCTCTCCAGCCTTTCTCATAATAGTTTGAGTAAATGTTTCTATATCATACAAATCTAGTGCATCATCATTCAGATCAAGACTAACAGGTCTATAGTCATCAATATTTTTAGGTGCGTGTAATCTACAGAATCTAATAATAATCTGATTAGTTTCTGGTATATATTCTGATATTTTAAAAATTGACTTCATCCTCTATCAAAGAAAAATACTTGGTTTTTACGATATTCCTGACCAAAATATGTATCATTACATATGTTCATTCCATGTGGTATCATACCATCAAATAATACCATACGATTATACTTTGGAACAAGTGTTTCTAATACTTTATAGTTTTCCTTCGGTCTCCAAGGCTCACGATGTTCTATAGTAAAACCATCTACACCTAAGTCCTCATATAAACAAGTACCACATTCATCACTAAAATATACTATACCATTATATCCAGTATCCTTGTGTGGCCACCAAATACAATTCTCATAGTCATTAAAACTATCTTTAGTAAAGCGAGTCATATTAGTGTTAACATCACAACTAAAATATTTCTGTCCACACAACTCACTTAAGTAATCATATGTTCCTCGTAGTCTCTCATCATACATAGAAAATCTTCTATCTTCAAAATATAGACCATTCTTACTTCCAGCATCAGACATTTTCCATAGTGGAGGATTTCTATTAAAAAGATAATCCTCAACTTCTTTTGGATTCTCGTAGAAATCATCTATTATAAAGATAGGCCTATTTGATGGGCAATTTATGACATGTAGTTCCTCATTTAATCTAAACACTAATAAACCTTCCAGTATCTAGGGTGTATATATCCCTGAGAATAATCTAAAATATCAGGATTATATACTAATGTAACATCACCAACAATAGCCAATCTTTCACCTTCAAAATTATCATCTATTGAGTGTGTACAATGTTTCAGTGTACTTGGAAACATAATTAAACTTCCCGCTACTGGTTCTATAAAGAATGTAGAAGAATTTACTAAATTAAAATTTTCAATACCATGCTTAAACTCACTGGTATTATTACCCCTAAACACACTATTAGTATTATCAGGAGTAAGGAACTTTAATACATGTGAATTTGGTGGTGTTTTTAAATAATATACAAAAGATATTTGACTTGCAGAATGATCGTGCCAAACAATTTCATCCTCAGATTTTCTAGACCTAGATAACCAACTCTTGGTAATAACAATATTAAATATTTTTTTATATTCTAGTACCTCATAGATATATTTTCTTACATTATAAGCAATCTCACCAAAGCAATCCTGTAGTTCTTCATCCAAATGTAGTAAAGGATTTCCAAAGTTTTCACTCGTAGTGGTGTTATAAACGTATCCATTTTCATGTATCTCAGGTGCATAATCATATTTTGGATATACTTTTTCAAAATCCTCAAGATATTTGTTATGTCCCTGCATTACATCAACAACTATAGTAGTTGGAAAAACATTAAAAACTTGAGCCATTAATTATCATCAGGTGGTTGAATAATAGCCCACGTTGTAGCAAGATATTTTGTTCCTCCTATTGGTGGATTACCCCTATGAGTATGTGTAAATCCTGCAGGGAAAATTAAAACATCACCCTGTACTGCTTGTTCTCTTCTGTTCTGATATAAAAATTCTGTCTCACCACCCTCAAAGTCATCATTAAGATATACTTGTATCACAAAAGTTCTTGGTGTTGCACCTATAACACCATTTTCAAAATGCCAATTATGAAACCCTCCACCTTGAGGGATTTTCTTTATCTTACAATCATAGCACAAGAATCTACTTGATTTAAGAATACTAACAGCCTCTAAGTAATTATCAACTGGTTTTTTAAGCATTGGGAGTATTTCTTCTGCTACTCTCGTAGTTGCAGTCAAATCTATCTCATAATCCAAAGTTGCATTGAGAGTCAGATGATCTTCCATATGAAGATTTCTTTTATCATAAAACAATAGATTATTATTCTCTAAGTAATCTAGGTGTCTCATTATTTTCCTACATCTCTCTTTTGAGAAGACACCTTTATATCTTCTAATTAATTCACTTTCAGTCGTCATAAAACATATTAAAAGTTATTTGTATTATATATCAGATCTCGTATAAATGCAAGTTATGAAACTCCTGTTGCGTTTGTAGCTCCATCAATTCTATTAGTATTGTTCATAGTTATAGATCCTAGACTAATTCCAGATGTTCTTCTAATAGCAGCACCATTACCACCACCTTGTCCACCGCTACTATCTTCTCCACCGCCACCATTATCAGCAGAGGTATCTCCTGTCCAGCCTCCTTCACCACCGCCACCGCCTTCGGCCTCACCACCATTATTACTTCCACCACCACCATTACCAGCAGCACTTATACTTCCAGCAGTACCATTTCCACCTAATGCACCACCATTACCTCTATCTCCTCTTGGGCCGCCAGGATATCCTTGACCTCCACCGCCACCGCCACCACTAGCGTATCGACGTGATCCTTTATCAGATTGGTGACCACCGCCACCTCCTCCTCCACCGCCAAATCCACGATGAATTTGTCCACCAGATGCTATGTTTATAACTGTTCCACCACCATATTCAATACCTAAAGCACTGGTTCCTGTTTTTCCACTTTCACCATTTCCTTGATTAGTTCTACCATCACCACCTTTACCACCTGCACCCCATATTCTTCCTTCTCCACCAACATCAATAACTAAATCAGTACCTGATTGCCATGCTCCAGTTCTTAAGGCACATCTACTATTCTGACTATTATGTACAACTGATCCAATTAATTTATTTACATGTATAATAACCTTCTTACCACCTTGCCACCCAGTACTATTAACAGCAGGTTTACCTTTAAAACCACCAATAACTGTTACATTATTATTGTTGTATTGAGTTCTCGCATTTTGTCTAGTAGTAGTACCACCACTATGGAAGTCAACTACAATATTTAATTGCTTACCATAAAAATCACTAAATGATATAGCACCAGTTTTAGGAATACCAGTATCTAGAGGTAAACCAGATAATTCACCAACATTTTGCGAAACTCTATATGCACCAATATTTTTATTAGTTGGATCACCAAACTCAGTTTTGATGTCGCTATATGAAATTGCTCCAGAACTTTGTAAGGCCATAGTTTATGCGGATGTATCAGTTATTTCTCTCCAAGAAGAGCCATTATAGAACTGTAAATGATCTGTAGTAATATTATAAATCAAGGCACCATCAGTGACTGCTGCACCAGCTAAGTTATTTCTTTGAGTAGTAGTAAGTTTTGGTAACACCATAAATCTTCTTGTGATGTCGTCACTAGCAACTGAGAAGTCAACACCACACGTTGGGTTAGTTCTACCAACACCAATAAATGTACGGAACATTGCACCTCTACCAACAGCAAGTCCAATAGAACCTGACCCTGAAGCATCTGAATAATTAGCATCAGTTTTAATACCAAGATAACCATCATCATTAAACCAACTCATATTATTTCCATCTCCACCACCATCAGAGATAATTAAATTCCCCTGTGAAGCAGCATCACCAGATAATTGAACTTGGTCACCAATAAGGATAGTACCACCAATACCTAAACTTATGTAAGCAATAGTAGTAACACCAGTTACAGTTAAGTTTGTACAACCAATAGATGTAATGTCAGCGACACTATCAGAATCCTTACCATAGAACTCTCCTATAAATGCAGGAGCAGATGCAACACCACTAACAACCCTCAAATCATTACCAACTTCAAGATCAAAACCAGCAAACAGACTACTTACAAATGTACCTATACCATTGACTTCTAACTTCTGTTGTGGATTTGTAACTCCTATACCAAAATTACCTTCATAAGTAAGAGCCGCTAATCTAGTAGAACCATTAGTGTGCCAGTAGAAACTTCCTGTATTAACTCCAACAGTAGAACCATCAGAATAGAAGTTAACATTACCCTGATGAGTACCATTACTATAGTTAATAAGATCTAGTGAACCTGGTTGACTATATGGTAACCCTGCACTTCTATTACCATACTGAAGGATTGCATTGTTATTATTCTGTGCATTAGCATTTAATCCTAAGATTAATTGAGATGCTTGCTCAGGACTTGTTACTTGTATAGTAGCTGCAGCAGTTGTATTAACTCCAACTACATGCAATTCACCATTAGGTGATGTTGTACTAAGTCCTATTGATTGAGAAACACTTAATCCTGCACCAACTAAGGAATTTGCATCTAATGTTCCAGAAGTTTTTACATTTGAATTACTATTCAGTGTAGTTGCAGTATCGGCATTACCAGTTACATCACCAATATGCTCACCATAGAATTTAGAAGATGTACCTGTGAATATACCTGCGGTTACAACACCTACTGTTGGTGATAAACTTATAAATTGAGCTTGTAATGTACCATTACCACTATCAAGAATAGTTGGATTAGGGAACTTAGTGTTATCTATTACTGGAAGTCTATCATTACTAATCGTACCAGTTGCAAGATAACTTGCATTTAATTGTGTTAACTCAGTACCAATACCAACAAAAGAGTTTGCCTTTATTTGGCCACTCATTGTTATTTGATTACCAAAACCTGAAGTATCTCCTGTCTCTCCTATAAATCCAATACCTTCTACACCAGCATTTGTTGGATTCTGTCCAATCATTAAGTCATAAGCATTATCTGCCTCAGTTGTTCCAATACCAACCTTCAAGTGTGTAGCAATACCAGTTCTTGTACCAACAGTATTTTTAGCTTGATGAACTACCCAACCATCGGTTGTAAAACCGACAATATCATCCATATACAAACCACTACCAAAGAAATAATTAGCAGTTACAACACCAACATTAAGTACATTGGTGTTTCCAACTAACGCATTGCCTGTAGGATTTGTGGTTCCTATACCAACATCACCATGGAATGTAGCAACTCCTGCAACACGTAAAGCACTAGTACTTGTTATTCCACTAATATCTGTCTGACCACGCAGAGCAGAAGTTCCATGGACATCTAGGAATCGTATTGGAATTGATGTTCCAATTCCAACCAAGCCACTAGCGTTGACTATGAAGTTATCACTATCAACCTGTACACCATTTCTGAAATTAAATGACTTATTATAATTTGCCATTGAGCCTAGACTTTATTGTTATTTATATTCCGTCTTTGGGTGGAATTGGTTCCGACCATCCGACAGGGCCTTGATCACCTTCTTCATCATTAGATTCTGATTGTTTTTGCCTTTCCAATCTTTCTTGATCCATAGCGTGTGACTGTTGAGTAATCTCATTCAGCATACCTACAGCTTGCATAATATCTTTTGAAGCACAAATCTGTTCGATTTTCTTATTAAGTTCTTTAATTGATTCAATAAGAAGTGGAACTAATTTTTCATACTTAACTGCTTTCTTACCATTGTCTCTGGTAACAACAACTCCTGGTAGTCCAAGTGCTTCAATTTCTTGTGCAATTACACCAGTATCTTCACCTTCATGTCCTGCATCATTTTCTTTCCAAGTAAATGTATTACCAGAAATTTGCATTACTTTTCCAAGAGGATCATCAATTTGATTTATATTATCCTTTAATGTTAAATCAGAAGTATAGTATGCAGTGATATCACCATAAGCACGTATGTTTCCATTAGAAGTTTGATCACCAAAATTAACACCACCTGAGTAAGTCGTCATACGTACGTCATTATTATGATTAATTATTACAGAATCATCAGTATCACAATAAATAGAAACCTTACTTGCAGTTGTGTTAGAAATAATAACTTTACCATCACTTTGTAAATATAAATCTCCTGTACCAGTCTCTCTAATTATAGAGTGTGCAGAATCATGGCCAATCTGCATATCAGGAGTTCCAGTACTTGCACCAAAACCAACAAAGTTACCATCATAGAATACAGTACCTATCGAACCACCAGGCATTTCAACACCAGTTAGGTTAGTTCCATCTCCAAAGTATGATGTAGCAGATACAATACCAGCAAAGTAACCACCTTCACCAACATGTAGACTCTTAGCGATACCAACACCACCATTTTCTACAATGATCGCACCAGTTACAGTTGAAATTGCAACATTATTACCAGCAACAAAGAGGTTACTAGCAATACCAACACCACCAGCAACTACAAGAGAACCTGATTCTTTACTGGTTGTATCAAGAGTACTAACAAATTGAGTTTGATTTGTTACTTTTAGAGTATTATTAATTTTAACACTCTTGTTGAATGTAGTTGGGCCATCAAAGGAAGATAGAATGTCTCCAGAGTCACCACCTTCAACAACTATTCTTTCTTTAACAGTTACTTCATCAAATACAGCACTTAATCTTGCAGGTGTTTCACCAGTTACAGTTGGAATTGGAGTATCAAATGTTGTCTCCTCACCAGTAGCAGATGATTTCTTCTGGTTTCCAATATAGAAGTCACCTTTATTGTTCATACCAGTATAAACAACAACACCACCAGATTTTTCTTGTGACTGAACTAAGAATTCTTCCTTCTCAGTAAGTGTTCTATCCTGAACCTGTGGTAATGCAGTTGAGTAGTTTCCTGGCCCGTAACCAAGATATTCAAATGTATGACCAGATGCTCTAAGAATAGATGGTCTTCTAAATTCAACAGGTACTGGTTTAATCTTTCTAATTACAGAACCAGCAGTATGTGTTTGAATTCCTGTTGAGAATACACCTCTAATAACTTGAAGTTGATCACTTCCAACAATATTCTTGGAAGCAACTCTCATTATCTCACTATTAATTTGTAGATAAGAACCATATGGGAATCTATCAATTATATTATCAACACCTTGTACTGCAACTGTAGTAATACCACTTGATGGAATTGAATCAATAGTAGTTGCATTTTCACTATCTAAGATAGGCATTGTACGTGCACTTATATTCTCATTAGACTTATCTGAGAGTTTTTCATTAGATGAAAGACCATGTTTAAATGCATATGCAGGAGATCCTACAGAACTTACAGTCTTCGCATTAAATGTAGTAACACCTACAGCAGAATTAACCACATATGAACCTAATTCATTATTACTACCATCAACTATTGAGAAACTATTACCTGCAGCCAAACCATGACTGTTTTCACAAGCAAATGTTGTTATTCCAGAGGTAACATCAAAAGTAGTACTGTTTATTTCTACTGCTCTACCAGTATTGAATACATACTGACCTGCCTGTAACTCAGGGCCACTAGCAACTTTAGCAACAGTGATCTGAGTATCGTTAGTAACACCAGTTATTCTTAGATACTGATCTTCTGTTACACCAATACCAGTAAACTGTGCTACGTTTCCAACAGCAGATGTAATACCTGCATTTGTAATTGTATATCTAGCAGTTCCATCACCACCAATAAATGTTGGATCAAAATATAAATCACCAGCCGCATATCCAGCACCTTTTGATTGAATATCTACATTGGTAATTTGACTAGAAGCAATACTTACTCTAGCAGTAGCACCCCTCCAAGGGCCACTTATTGAGGAATTTAATAATTTTATGTTGTAATATGTTCCATCAGCATAACTATTACCCTGATTTGATACAGTTCCAGTTACAATACCTGCATATCCATGAGATCTACTAAAGGTTATTGTTGGGTTTGCACCAGTTGGAGCAGTTAATACAGTAACACCTACACCCAAAGCCTTAATAAAGGAGTCAGTACTTTCTCTAGTTAAACTCTTTTTAAGATCATTAGTTGAAACATCACCAATAGGAGATCTTAAAGCATAAGATTTTGATGCTGGAGGGTTATCATCTGGATTATCTCTATCTAACTGTGGATATAAATCAGATACGTTTTGACTATATCCATAGTCAGTAAACTCAGAATCAATCTTATGGTCTGATGATAATGCATAAATGTGATAAACTCCATCTTGCTTATCTTGAATATAATTCGAAATCTTTAGAGCTCTATAGATGTAGAGGTTTGTCTGTAAATTATTCTTTTCAAATCTAGGTAATGATACAGTCCTTATTGCTGTATCATTTGTGGATTGAAGACCATGTACAGTAACAGGTTGATATGCAAATTCCATGGAATTATGCACAGTCAATACTTTATATGTTCCATTATATCCTGTATTAGCAGTACCAGTAACGTTAACACTATCAGTTACGTTCTTAATAATAACAGTATCGTCTACATTTAAGTTATGTGGTAATTCAGATCTAATAGAGCATATACCAGTTGAAGATGAGGAAGTACATGTAGCAATGAATCTTGGATTCTTTTCAAATTCATAATCATCACCTGTTAAAGTATTATTAAAGGTAAAGTCTGCGTCAGATCTAGCACCTGTACTACTTGATTCCTGTATTACAAATCCATTTTCTGGGTTCTTAGCATTTTGTAGTTCTTTAGGTATTACAACCCTTATTTTATAAACTTTTTCATCTAAACTTCTTGTATCATCAATTCTCTTGATGAAAGTAGCAGTAGTAACATCTTCTGGTATTAATCCAGCAGTATTTAAAGCATGATATATTCCACCAGAACCACTACTATTATTAGTATTAACATACCATTGACCTTCAACAGCATCAAATTGTACTGGGTGACCTAAATCTCCAGAAAGTTTATCAGATACTCTTGAGAATATTCTAAGATTAGTTCCACCAGCTATATCAATTATCTTTCCACTAATAGCATCTGCTTCAGATGATGCTAACTGAATCTTTGTAGAACCAGCTCTAACAGCATAATACAATTCCGTATTTGATACGTTCTCTGGTAAATCACCATCATCACTGGTAATAACAACTTTTTCACCAGTATCTAATGTATTATTTCCAATAGTGAATGTATCAAGTAATTCATCAACACCAGTTACTCTATATTCTTTTACAGAACTACTACCATCAGGCATTAAAATTTGTGCAGTTCTTTCTGAACCTCCTGCAAGTAGATATAAAATATCTCCTACCTTTGCACCAATTTTGAAACCCTGAGTATTAACAGGTGGTAAAATATCAGCACTTGTATATCCATCTAGGAATAACTTAGCATTATCAGCAACAGCAAGTGTTTTGGCCTTATCAATAGCTAACCAGTCAAGATCTTTACTGGTTGTTTCTATCTTTCTTGGTGGAATGATAGAAGTAAGAAATGCTTTATTATCTTTCTGGAATGCATCTTTCTTGAATCCATCAGAAACAAGAGATAATTGTCCAAAGTTTGAGTTTGAGTTTGTAATTGATTGGTCAGCACCACTTTCTGTGAGGAAATGATTTGCAAATCCAATAGCAAACACAGAAACCACCTGAGCAACAGCATCATTGGTAAGTTTAATATGAGCAGTTTCCCATCCTCTTCTATAAATTGCAGATGAATCTAAATGGTATGCTTCTCCTGTTGCGGTTGCAGATGATTCGGCTGCCAGTGCAGCTCCTTCAGTTGGTGATCCTAAGGATATTCCATCATAAGATCTAGCAACTGGATTATATTTTACAAATGCTCTATCGTCTTTCTGTAGTGATATTCCCGTAAACTGAGCAACAACTATAGATCTAAATCCTGTAGCCTTTGCACCATCAATATTCATACCGTTCATACCATACACTGAACGCATAGAACAGTTAAACACATATGGTGATGCACCTTGTACAGTATCAGTTTCAACTGTTACTGTTGCAGCAGAAGTATTACCTGGAATTAGAGTAAGTGGTGGATTCGGTAATGTATATGTAAATACCGTATCATCACTATTACTTACACCAGTAACTGTAGCTGATATATTATAGTTTGTTGGAACAACTCCTCTTACTTTAATAGGAGTACCTACTTGATACCCGTGAGCTCTTGAAGTTTTTGCAGTAACTACGTTAGTTACACCAGCCTCGTCTCCAGCTCTGATACTTGTTAATGTAATAGGGTCAGCAGCAAAAGCACCAACAATTTCAAATTCTGGTCTTTGTGGCCAGAAAGCAAGAGGATCTGTTGGATATTTCTGAGTATTTTCAATCTCTCTTCCAGAACCTACATTATATGCATTACCTATCTTAGCGTAATACATATCAAGGTCTGTAATATCATATGTGGTATTACCAAGAGTTACGTAATTTACACCATCAGCATATTCAAAACATGATAATTTATGGTGTGAGAATATTGGACTTGCTGTTTTACTAAAGTTAGCTGGGTCTGTATATACTAATCCTAAATCATCTCCATCAAATAAACTGAACTGCCAAAGATAGCAAGTACCAGTCATTCTAAAGATTGCTGATTCACCTATACTAGGGTCAGTTGGATTTGGAACATACTTGGGTCTTATCCTAGTTTTTCTAAGATCCATACCAACAATAGATGTTCCTCTAGGTAGAATAATACCACCATAAACACTATTGAACTTGTAGAGTATATTATCTTCTTGTGTTAAATCAAAATTACTTGTTAGGTTTAAATCTAAAGTTGTTAATGCATTAGATACTGTTCCACCACCAGCTGGTTGAACTTTAGCAACCCCACCTTCATTATAGATTCTATAACCTGGCCTATTATCAATAATATGCTCACCAGGATATAATACTATAGTGGTTTTAGCTATCTCATCATTACTTCTTCCTTTGACATAAGAAAATCTAGCCGCTTCTAGCAGTGCTCTTTGAACGGTCTTAAATGGTCTAGCAAGAGAATTACCTTCATTACTAATACTATCGGTTGAGTCTAAATCACTTGGACTCACATAAAGAATACGGCCTTCAGTGTTCTTTATGAAATTATCTAATTTATTCAGAGGCATGAGTTTTCCTTATGACTACTAAAATTATTACTATAAGTTATTTAGTCACCCTAGAACTCCTCTTCTTCCACGAAATCGGGAGGAAGATCTTCTGGGTTTTCTAATTCTATTGGAAATACCATTGGATGCATTTCCTCGTACATTAAATACGCATAATATTTGTACAATTCATCAGTATTATATCGTTTTTCAAGATCAGCAATTGTTTTAATCATTGGAAGATCTGCTTCGGTTTTATCCAAATCTTCTAATTCATCAAAGGTAAAAGGAATACCATTGATAAAATACATTAAAACAATTCTTTCAATTGTACCTTCAAGTTGTTCTGTATACCAACAATAACTGGTATCTATCACATATGTATTTACCATTATTCATGGCCCGTCATTATGTGTAGTATGTATGCGAACTATTTCATCATCATGTTGTTCATCAACCAAACCTTCATCCTTTAATTTCTTATAGTTATAGCAACTTTCAAAATTAAGTTTAATCTTTGGTTCCTTTGTTTTTTTCATAAATGGCAAGATTCGCGTACTTTATTCTCTCAGGTTCTAATAAATCATTCACTACTTCCATCACATCTAAAAATTGTTTAGATGATTGGCAGATAATCTTTTTTTCATAACCATTATCAGAAATTATAAGAAAAGATCTATTACAAAGATCTATAATAGTCTCTCTTACTAATTCACCTTCCATCATAAACTCAGAACATATAGAGTATTATACCATATATATGCAGGTTTGTCTATCGTTGTGATAAAATTGTAAGTTGGCCATTGTAGTGGCCACCATTTCCATTCTCTAGTTTTACTCTGTTCAACGGATATGTAAAACCATTATTATGACCTCT